TATCCCAACAATGAAATACACCATAAACTCTAGCACTGTCTGCTGTAGTTGATACTTTAGAATAAACGTGTTTAACGTCATCTTCTTTTATAATAGTACCAGTATGTTCTCTGCCTTTATCATCTGTAATAGTATGACTATCTCCAACAGATTTCCCACTAGGAAGTGTAATAGATTTTTTACGTTTTCTAGTTTTTCCATCTGCCGTATCATACTCATAGTCAACTGCATACCAATCCATCATTGTATCTAATGATTCCATTATAGTTCCACGAAGTATTGTAGGTTTAGAATTATCAGCAAGTCTTGACCAGTGAGAGCCAGTAAAGGCATTGTAAGAAGTAGTTGCACCTGACACAGAAATTGATCCTTGAGTTGTTCCATCTTGTCTTATCAATACTACGTTACCATCATCAACAACCCTATTAAAGTCTGCTACAGGGCCGTTAAAGGCAGATACAATATAACCAGAAGCACCATCTGCTTTTAACAAAATACCTACGTCGTTAGTATTGGTGTGAGAATCTCTAGGATCTTCTTGTTCAGCTGCAATAGCTGATCCGTGAAATAAATTTCCAGTACCTGTAAGTACAGAACGAGTAACTCCGGCAGTACCAATACTAAGGTTGTTGCCATTGTGATTGTATTCAAAATAACCTGCTACCCCGCCACTATCGTTAAAATATATATTACCAGTTGAGTCCGTAGCTGATAAGATGCTTATTCCAGCATGACCAGCATTTTCTATAACTAATTCATCAGCAGAAGTGTGAGTTGCTGCACCACTATCAGCAGTTCTAATATGTAATATTCCTAAGTCTGGAGTCGTTCCTATACCAACTCTATTGTCACTACCATCAACAAATAACATGTGGGTATTGCTATCAGATTCAATTCTAAAATCTACTGCGGCCCCCGAATCATTAATAGTAACTGCACCATCAAGATCAGTTCCAGCATAAGTTTTAAGTCTTGATGCTGTTACTTTACGGTTTGTACCGCCTGCACCATCATCAATAATAAACAAATCTGCATCTACTATTGCAGCTCCAATGTCTGTTGCACCATCTATATCAAGATCAGCTACAGCTATAGAACCATCAGGAAATACTGGTGCTTGTGAAAATGTTACTACACCACTAGATGATATTGCTATAGAATCAGCATCTCCTGCCGAACCTATATTACCATCATTAGCTATTGCTATTGCACCTGTTGTTGTAATTGTAGTAGCTGTAAGAGCTTGTGCAGCTATTGTGCTACCTGATTCAGCAGTAAATGTATTGGCTGTAAATACAAAGTCTTTTGCACCAGCTATATGTATATCAATAGTATCATCAGTAGGAGCTTCGATAAATGTATCACCATCATCATCAAGTATTAGTTTCCCACCAAACGCAGCAGTATCTATACCAATTTCAACTTTGGTAGGAGTGCCAGAAGCTAAAGAAATACCTGTAAGGTTTACAGTTTGTAAACTAGATCCGTGTGATGTAGATGCAATAGTACCTTCTACTACATTAGCTCCACCATCAGTTACTCTAATTTTTCTACCTGCAAAATAAGTAGTAGATAGATCGGCTGCTGTAGCTATAGTAAGCGTATCAGCATCAACACGGGCTATCGTGTATTCCTTATCTCCATCTCCAAACTCGAAATATCCATCTCCAAGTTGTTCGTACATATCTCTGATATGTCCCATAAGTTCTCTTGCAGCATTATTGACATTACTTGGTGCCATGTTTTCTGCAAAGTTCACAGTCAAGTTGTCAGTATTACTACCTGCTGTTGAACTAAATTTTCCTACGCCTGTTCCAGCCATTGTATTATTCTCCTAGTTAATTATTGTAAAGCAGGTAATTCCTGCCCTTGTTCGTTTATTGGAAATCCTTGTTCGTTAGTCATTCCATCTTTAATTTGTGGTTGTGATAAAAGTATAATGTTTTTTACCCTATTCATAGCAGTAAAAGTTTTTATATTTGTTTGTGCTAATGCTACTAATTGTTTTACAGAATCTGGTTGAGTTAAAACATCGCTTAATTGTTTAATAGTCTTTTGTTCCACAAACTCTCCATACCTTATAGCTAATTTTAATTGCCACATAAAACTTCTAATTTGTGCTATTTGTTTTACCATGCCTTTTTGATATTCAACTTGTAAACCTGGAGTATCAACATTACCTAAACGTGCTGTTTTTTCTAATATTTTAGAAAATTTGTCAAATCCAACAATTAAATTGTTTGGTTTAACTCCATTCGCTTCAGCTACACCTCTTAAAACTTCATTAAAATTAGATTTTGCAATTTTAGAGCCAGTTAATTCAGTTACTAAATTAAAACCTTCTGATAAACTTCTTCCTCCAGTTGTAGTGATAAAAGCTTTATTTGCTGCATTTTCAATATACACTCTTGCAAGTTCTGGAAAAACAGTTTTGTTTTCTTTGTTTAAAGTTTTGTAAGTATTTTTAATATCTAAACGATTAGCTGTATCTGCATTAAAAATAAAATTTTTAATTTTTGCAGGTGTTACACTTTCTGTTTTTAATAAAGGTTTTACATTTTTAATTGTAAAATTAACTAAACTTTCAGATAATGCTTCAAATGTTTTATTAGCTTTTAAATAATTTGGATTAGTATTTAAGACTGCTTTTACTTCATCTAATATACCATTTTTGTTTTTATTAAATAATAATTGAGCTCCTTCAGTATCAATAAATCTTGGCCCAGAAGCAGTGCCTAATTTTGAAGTTTTAATATTTCCAGCAAATTCTTTAAATGCTGAATCAATTTTATTAATGTTAGTTTGAGGTAAAATGGTTAAACCTGCTTGTTTTTCTAACGCATCTGGTTTAATTGTTAATCTTTTTTTCAAATTATTTAAAATTTTAATGTTTGGACTACCTTGTGGTAAATTAAAAATTGATCCATCAATTTTATCTATAATATTAAGCATTTTGTCACCAGGTATAGACTCTAGATTAGATAATCTATAACCAGCATTATAAGCAGTATCTGCTCTTATTTTTGCAGCAGATTCTATGGCAGCGTTTGCAGCTACACCAGCTTTTTCAAAAACAGCTCTTTTGCTTTTAGGTTCTTTTATAATACTATCTAGTAAAATTTTTGTTTGCCTATCTAAAGCATCAGGTCTTGTTTTCAAATAATTATACATTCTAGAACCACCTTCGGTAGTACCATAAACAATTTCGCCTAGTTTATTTATTACTTTGCTATTAATTACTTCTACTGCACTAATAGGAATACCTAATTTTACAGCTTCTTTTTCTAAATTTGAAGCTAAAGCAAGTTCTTCAGCAGTCGTTCCTTTTAAGGCTTGAGAAGATAATTTTGCTGCTTTGCTTGGACTAAATAATGAAGTTACGCCAATAGCCACAGGCAAAGTAATTCCTAAATTTAATAAAGGAGAAACTCCTGCTTGATCTAAACCTTCAAAAGTTGCACCAGTAACTACGCCAGGTATAAGTTGTTTTGCAACTGGAGTAACTCCTAAAGTTCTAGCTGCAGGGTTTCTTAAAGCATTTATTGCTTTTATGCCTACCCCTACTCCTGCTTGTGGCCCAGCAAACTCAGAAATTGTTTGTGCATATTTTCCTAATTTAGTTTTTGGTTGAAATGAAGTTACTTTTTTAGAACCTGGTATAAATTTGTTTATACTAGATAATGTTTGTGCGTAACTTGGAAATAAATACCTACCAGATTCTGATTTACCAAATGTTTCTGGTGTTCCTAACGCTGAAGCATAATCAAAACCAATAGGAGCATCTCCTGGTATATAGCTTAATGCTCTTTCAACTGTTCCTGGAAAAGCACCTAATGCCGCAGCACCTTTTGCTACACCTGAAGGTATAGCTTGATATAAATCTGATAAATATTGTGCTGCCGTAATTTTAGGTTTTTCTTCTGTTACTTCCTGAGGTAGTTTTTGCTCTTGCTGTAAAGATTTTATTTTATTAGCAAAAAATTGTGCATCTTCTGTATTACCAGAATCATGTGCTTTGTTAAAAGCATCAATTAATCTTTGCTTAATATCACTCATTAAAGACCATATCCTTCTAATTTCATTCTTGTTTCATCATCAATCAAACTTTCAATATTATTTTGTTCTTTAGGTAACGTATTGTATGGATCTATAAAAGCAGGTAAGCTAGGTAGTGCATTGTACTGTTTTATTTCAGATTCACTATCACCTAAACCTTGAAGTTGTTGTAAAGCAAAATCTTTTTCAAAATTTAATTCTTCTGTTACTCTTGTAGCAACATCTCTGATAACATCTATTCTACCTTGTTTACCAACACCACCAGAGATAATACGTAGTGCATTATCAAAATCTTTATCTGATAAACCCCTACCTGTCTGTCCTCTAATTCCAGCAAATTGATAAGCTAAATCTATAACTTGTGATTTTTGAATATTGTATTGAGAAGATACTTCTGCAATTTTTTCATTAAAATTTGTACCTTCTTTAGAAATGGTGTTATTTAGCAAATTTTTATATTCTTCTGTATTTTTTTCTGCTTCAAGAAAACCTGAACCAGCACTAATGTTTTGTATAACCGTATCAACAAATTTAGTTAAACTACCACCTAATTCTAATGTAGCTACATCATCAGCTTGAAAAATTGTATCTGCATAATTATTTAAACCGTTAACTAATTGAGCTCCTACTTTGTATCTTGTTTCAAATCCTTTGAATTGTTCAGCACCAGCAGCATTAAAAGATGGTGCAGCTTTTTCACCTGCAGGTATTCTTTGTAATTTATAACCTTTATTTAATAAAGCTTCTTGATTATTAAACCAATCATCTTCATTAATATTTTTAACAAATTTTCCATTTTTATCTACAAGCTCGTATGGTTCTATTTTTCTTTCTTCAGGCTCTGCTGGTATTGGTTCTACATCAGGAAACACAAGTTCTCCTGTGTCTACATATCTTTGTCTACCGTCAATTCCTTCTAAAGTTTTTCTTTCTGTTTCCTCAGGTGTTAATGCTTCTTGAATTTGTGCTGCTTGTAATCCACCACCTATAATAGCTTGACCAATAGGTTGTCCTTGTGCAATAGCCATACCAATAGACACTCTAGGATCACCTAAAAATCCAGACATAGTTGTCTGTGGTGCAAGAAATCCACCAGGTTGTCTAGCAGATTGATACGCTTGTATTGGGTTTGATAATAGTCCTTTAAATCCGTTTGCCATAATTATCTCCTATAGAAATCCTAATCCGCCTAAAGCTGCACCAATAGGTATGCCAAACCCACCTGGTATTGCAGAACCAGCTACAGCTCCACCAAAGGCACCACCTAAAGCACTAGGTTGTTGTCCTGGTGCAGTGTTAATTGCTGTAGGATAACCACCTGCTATTGGACTGATAAGTCCAGCATATTGTTGTAATGCGTTCATGGGTGCTTGTTGACCGAATTGAAATCTTTGAATTTGATCTTGTAATTGTCTTTGTGCTAGGTTCTCATAAGCAGATCCTACACCACCAAGTTGACCAATAGCTTGTTGTCTACGCATATCAATGCCTTGTTGAAGGCCTGGAAGCTGTCCTGCAGCTCCTAGTTGTCTACCAAATGCAGATTCCATACCTGCTTGTTGACGTGCTATATCAGCTTGTGATCCACTAAACTGTCTACCAAACTGACTTTCTAATGCCTGCATTTCTCTACCACGTTCTTGCGAAGCTAATTGACTAGCAATCGGTGCGTATGCTTGAGTTACACCCCTAGCTACTGCTTGTTGAGCTTGTGGTGAAGTGCCTGTTCTGCCCATACCACCAAATTGTGACTGAACTGAACCTAATACGTCTGAAGTTATACCTTCACGAATACCTGATAAATAGTCTGCTTGTGGAGTAAGTTGACCATAAGATGACCCCATACCTTGACCCATTCTACCTGTGTAAGCAGACATAGGGCTACCAGCAAATTGACCAAATGTATTAGCAGCTTGACCCAACATAGCACTTGGACTAGCTTGTTCTAATGCAGCAGCTTGTTGTAAGTTAAGAGCTTCTTGTGTTTGATCTGCAAAAGGTACTACTGTGCTACCAGGAAAATATTCTCTATTTAGACCACTACGATAAATATTTTGTGCTTCACCTAGTATATCCTGTAAATAGGGTTCTGCAGGTGCGTAAGGCTCTGTTCTTGATGTTGTTAGTTGGTCTCCACCGCCACTTGACATACTTATTTCTCCAATTTCTTTTCTAGTAAATAATGGGTTGTTTTAAAACCCTTGTTGTTTAATATTTTAGACCATCCTGGTCTGGCATAAGTTTCAAAGTGAGTACACTCGTTACTTTTAGCCCATTTTTCAATGTCGTGCAATCCATCTTGCCAATCTTTTCTATTCTTACCTGTGCAAATAAAAATGTTAGCAACCTTGCTATTTGGCCGATTTATAATTCTTGTTACAACAACCGCTTTTAGTTTTTGTTTTGATTCTTCTTCCCAACCTAACCATAGTTGATTGTCTCCAGTTAAACACGCTTCATAAATATCTGACGTGTTAAAATGATGACCTGAGTAAGCTAATGCTTTAGTAATAGAATCATCAACTAAACTCCAGACTGCTCCTATTTTTTCTTTGGGTATCTGTACTATTCCAATCATGTAATTTCTAATATACTGGCTACTACGTGTAATTGATTAGATGCAGATGCAGTTACTTTTAACACTTCACTAGATTTTAATACTAATGGAGAAGTTAAAAACTCTGCTGTACCATTGGCAGTTGATGCTTTTGTTTTAAATAAACTAAATGTAGATTTACTGCTTTCATTATCAGTTAGTGTAATTGTAAGTGTTGGTGTTGAACCAGCATCTTCACTAACTAATATAGATTTTACAATAGACTGTCCATCACTAGGTGCAGTATAAAAAGTTGTTTCGTCTGTAGATGTTAAATCTACCTTAGCATTCGTATAATTATGAGCCATTATTCAGATGTTTCTTTAAAGCCTTCGCTTAAATTTTTATAAAAATCGTCAAGAGCATTAGGGTGTTCGCAATTAGCACATCTGCAAGATTTACAAACTCCGTTATTACCGCAATGACATTCGTGATCGCAAGTTACGCAAGAAACCATGATACAACCTCCTGATTTTCATCGTTATGGTATCGTATTAATTGATTAGTTAATTCTTCTACAACTAATTGAAAATCAGCATTAGAGTCAATGTTTTGATAGACATACTGTAAGTCTATTTTACTAGCCATTATGCAAATCTACCTCTGCCAGATCCTGGTCCTCCTGCTGGTCCACCTATACCACCACCTGGTCCAGTTGCACCACCACCTTGATTACCATCTCCACGTCCGCCTCCGCCACGTGGACCTTGAGGTTGAGAACCGCTACCAATAGTTCCACCTGGACGAGTTGTACCTGAACTTTGATTATATCCACCGCCTTTTTTCGGTGTTAAAGTTGTTGGTGCAGGTGCTGGTTTATTTATTTCTCCAATAGGAGTTCCTCTTTGAAAATTACCTTGACTATTAATAAATCCACGAATACCACCTATTTCAGTTTTTGTTCCAGGATAAGCGGGAACCATATTACCTTGCAAATCTAGTACCCTTCCAACTGTAAGGAAACCTTGAGGTCTAGCTTTACCAGGCCCATAAGATTCTCTAACTGTAGCTGCAATTTCATCGGCAACAGCTTTTCCATATTGGCTTTCAATTCTGTCTAACTGTCTCCCATAATCTGAAGAATTTGTAAGACCTCCTATAGCTGCTCCTAATAAACCACTTGGAGTAAGATTTTGTAAATTAGATATATCTGTTGCTAAATTATTTGCTATTGAACCCTCATCTAACATTTTAATAGCTCCAGTAACAGGATTTATTTGAAAACCCATACCATTTACAGATTCAATTCCCATTGTAGATTGACCATCTCTCCCACCAAAAGCACCATCACCACGACCGCCACTTACCGCTTGTTCAATTTGTGTTAAAAGACCTGGTTGTGTAGTGCTAACATTGCCTTGATTAAAAGGTAATGGAGTATAAGGTAATGGATTGTAACCACCAGGTGCCATAGCACCAGGAGTGTATGATTGACCACCAGGAAAAGGCATTTGAAATTGATTGCCTACAAATCTGTTCTGAGCAATTAATCCCATAGGACCACCAACATAATCAGAAGCCAAAGTAGGATTGTAATTGCCAAAAGGATTTACATTTTGTATTTGATTTCCTAATAATCCTGCAGATTCTTGTAGTTGTTCTAAAAATGTCATTATCTATAGCCTTCTTTGATTGCTTCTACGTCTAAACCTTGTGCATCAGACCATGTTGATCCTGCAGGTATAACGAGATTAAATTTAAAATATCTTGCTGATTTATGAAACGGTATTGTTCCTGTGCTGTGCATAGTTGCAGCACTTGTAGTTGTAGCAGAGTCAGCAACTCTATTACGAAAACTTATTGAACCAGTAGCAGCACTTGTGTCTACCATTGGTCTTACGTGTGTAACTAATGATCTGCTTTGACCAAATATTTCAGTCTCTCCAGTACCAATAGTTGCAGCTAATGCTGATCCTTCAAACGATCCTAATTTGTGGTTTGTGTTAAATACAGCAACACTGTGAATACCACCGATAAATTGTGGTGAATCTAATGATATTGTAATAGCATCTATATCATCTGTACCAGCAGTTGGAAAATCATCTAGTTCTTCTAATGTAAAACCAGCAGATAAAAAACTTATAATAACTTCGTGATCTAATTCTACTTGAGACCATCTATCACTAGCAATGTGATATATAATTATTTTATCATTCTGATCTGCTGTGCTGGACCCAGTAGCAGAAGGATAAGACCACATAACTAATTTATTTTTATGGTCATAAAATCCATGCACTCTTTCTCTTAAAGATTCTTTAGAATCTCCAAAGAAAAAACGATCTACTTTGTTTGCACCAATCGGTTTAGAACTCTGTCCATCAGTTACATAAAAACCATCTTCAGATAAGTAGTAAACTAAATTACCAACTTGAACTACATTCTTGCCTTGTATAGCTCCTCTGTTTTCTTCAATACGTCTAAAAGAAAATACAGTATTACCGCCACGATAATCCATTCTGGTAATTCTATTTTCTTGAAATATTAATCCATACTGTCCACCAGTAATACCTGTAATAGCACCGCCCTCTGGTAATGTTTCTGTATCAGCCTGATTAACACCAGCAGTCCATGCAGTCGGATCATTAAAACTTGACCAGTTTAATGTGTTTTGTGCAGTAGAAGTAAACCCTGTAACAACAAAATTATTAATAACTGCAGCGTGTCTAAAATTTGGGGGTGATCCTGCTAAGTCAGCAAAGTCAGATGATGTATCTAATGTCCACGCTTGGGGTGCGTCTATACCATTAAAAGCAATAATTGTTTCACCGAAACGAACAAAATCCCAATAACCTTCAGAAGCAGTATTAAAGGTAGTGCCACCACTTTCATCTACAAAAGAGTTTGCAACTAATCTGTATAGTTTAGTAGCATCTCCAGCAAATATACTAACAACACCACTATCTGATTTAAAAGCTCTACCACCTTGTGATCTAGCTGTAAGTGCATTACTTGATGTATTGGATATAGAATTAAATGGTCTATAGCTGTTTACAGCAGGAAATACATTCTTAGCTTGAGTTGCACCAGGATTTACGTGATCTGGTAGGTCAGGTAGCCATTCTCCAAAAGGTACTTGCATTATTTTACGTTATCAAAATTGTTAATATTAATACCTGATCTTTGTACTAAAGGCGTACCATTATATTTATCTTTTTCGTCTGCCATTTCTACTTGTTGTAAAGCAGCTTCGTATTGACCTTTAAACTGTGCAACAGTTTGTGAATCCATACCACGAATAAATGTACTAGCAAAATACAATGCACCATATAAATATACATCAGGAAATTTATCTAAAATATTATTTGAGGTATTTGATGCTGACAAAGCAGTAAATGCTTTGTAATAAACTATGGTTGAACTGTATGAAGAATCTGGAGCAGGACTAAATCTAAACTTAGAACCTTCAATAGAATATGCTCTTGGTCTACCAGTTGTGCTAGAACCTTGTGTCTCAGCTTGATGAAAGGGAGACATAAGTTGTAATGCAGTTTTTGGGTCTGTTCCTAAAACAAAACTTCTTACTTGTAAAAAACCAGTAGGTAAAGATTCTTGTTCTTCGTCTATGGTAAAAGCAAGAGATGTTTCCATATCTCTAATTCTTAATCTACGATTAAAGTCAGCCTCAGTAAGATCAATAAAATCATCAATCTCTGAAGTTAAATCATCACGTGCTAAAAAATTAGCAATAGAAGTTTTTAAATTTGCGTATGTATCTAAAGCCATTATAGTCGTTTATCTCCTGTTCTAAAATACATATACTCACTGCTATTTACCATTTCTCGTATAAGAGCTTTTTGTTGTTCATTGTCTAATTTGTAAAAATTAGAATGACCAAATCTTTCTTTAGTTTTTAACTTTAAAGCAATTACTGGTATCTGTGCAATACGTTGAAACTCACCTTTTTGTGCTTCAGGTACATGATTACGAAATAATTTATTTTGTGCAAGTATTGGGGTAGCGTCTTGAGAACTTCTTACAACAAGTTTTCTTGATCCTCTGTCTATATGTATATCCTGATTAGGATTATATATATCAACCATATTACAGTTCCGTTGGATCTACATCATAAGCATCTACTAATATTCTCCAACCATAAGTATCATTATAAAATACTAAACCAATACCAGTATTTTCTGTAGTAAGAGTTAAATCATTAGTAGCACCTTGTATTTTTTTACCATTTCTTGCAACTGTTAAGTTGTTATTATCAA